GGTCAAAATCCAGACTAGTAAAGTTTAAAAGTGACATTTATCGTGATGGAAGCAAGGCAAATTCTAATTGTGATGGAGGAATATCCACACCGACTATTCTATATGTGATTTTTACGTCAAATTGGTTTGCATCAAAGTTGGGATCTACAAATACGTCAATTAATTCCACTCTAGGTTCATAATTACCCAAACAAGTCTTTATTTCGTCTTGAATTGATATTGCAGTGATATCATCAACATTTTCAAATAATATTTCACCTACACTAGACCCAAAATCAGGATCAAAAAACTTTTCACCAGGTGTAGTCAATACTATATTACGCACAGCTCTCGCTATTGCGTTTT